ATCTCTGCCTTGTCTTTATCAATACCAAGTTCTTTAGATAATTTTGCTTTACCCATTCCATAAAAAAGACCTAAATTGATCGTCTTAGCCTGTGTTCTAGATATACCTGCCATATCAGCTACGATTTGATGAAAGTCTGCTGATTCGTCTGCATATGCTTGTATAAACTCTTCAGACCCGTCTAAACGCTCTCCAATGGACGCAGAATAGTGTGCTACCAAACGTGGCTCTTGCTGCGAATAATCAAATGAACCCCACTGTCTGCCCTCCTCTGGGAGAAATAGAGACCTTATTTTGTTACCGTATTCTTTGTTTCTAGCTGGTATCTGTTGTAGGTTAGGATTCGCGTAAGATAGCCTACCTGATACAGTTCCACCCTGATCTGAACGTAACTGATTGATCTCAGCATGTATTCTGCCTTTGTGCACATATCTTTGAATCGAATCAATAAATGTTGAATGAAACTTATTTATTTCTCTAGCCTCTCTAACTAAACCTGCAATAGGATGTTCACAGTTTTGTAACCAATTAGTTGTAAAGGATGGTTCATTAGATTTTGCAGTTCTTGGATACTCAACTCCAAGTCTGTCAAATACTTGTGCTACACTTCTTGCAGCCCAAATATCTACGTCCAATGTCGTTTCTTTTTTAATTTTATGTAAGACTTCTTTTTCTTTTATTCTAAATTCTTTTTTTAGTAATGCTGCCTTTGCTTCATCAACTCTAATTCCTGTTTGTCTCATTTTAATTAAGATAGGAAGTAATTCCATTTCCATATCCCATACATCATTAATTGATTGTTTTTGAATTTCAGCTTTAAATCTATGCCAAAGTTTTAATGTAAGTGCAGCATCTTGCTCTGCATAAAAACCAACATAGCCAGCAGGCATCTTCCAAAGATCAGCTTTAGGATCTATACCCCACTCTTTTGCTTTTTCATTTAAAAATGTTTCGTTTTTAATTTCACCTAAATAATCTTTTGCACAAGCGTTTAAAGAAAAACTCCATCTGTTTTCATCGATTAGAGCTGCAGCTACCATGGTATCTACAATCTTTCCATTAATTTCAAAACCGTTTGCAAGCAACCAACCTACATCATAAGAAGCATTATGAAATATTTTTGTACTTGGTCTTTTTAACAAATCAACCATGAAAGCTGTTGTAATAGCTAAATCCATATTACCACCAGCATCGTGAGCAATAGGAAAATACCATTGCTTACCTAAAGCTGCTACTGCAAATCCTACGATATGACCTTTACCTGTTGCCCAACCTGATCCTAATTTTTTAAGTTCAGGATCTTTTGTTTCTAAGTCAATTGCAACTTCATTGGCTTCTCTCAAATCAGGATATTCTGATGGAGCAACCCAATCACTATCATTGTATATAAAATTTAATTGGTGACTCATGAGTCTTGCATTTGAGCTATCATTTGTGCCCACTCCTCTTCTTTTTCTAGTGAATCATCAGGAAGTTCTTTCTTCTTTTTTCTTTTAATAAGTTCAATTTCCATTTCACAATAATGAATAATTTTTTGTAAGTCTTCTATACCGTTTTTATCTTGATATCTTACAACATATCTTATTACATTAGCTTGAAAAGGATTCAACAAATTTTCTCTAATAAACTTCCAAGGTTCGATGGCGTACTTCTTGTAATGATTTCCACCGATTTGCTTTTTAGACATAGTTACTTTTATACAATTTATAATATTTACTCAAGGGAAAATGATATTTGTGATATGTGCCGAGCAGGTGCAATGTATTTATGCTTCTTGTAACACCTGTATACCAAACTCTAAGTTCTTTGATTCGTTCATCTAAATTCTTTCTATCAAAATGTGATGGGAAGTTACATTTAGCTGATATCACCACATTGTCAGCTTCTCCCCCTTTAACTTGATGTATTGTATCTATAATGATTCGTGCTTTGATATCGAGATTTACTTCGCTCTTTAGAAGCTTTCTAAAGTAGTTTTTTTCTTTGTCTTTAAATTTTCTCTGAAAAGCATCGAGCCATGGTTTTCTTTCTTCGACCATACCACCCTGTAAATGTAATTGGTCAAAATTGAATACTTGGTTTGGGTGAGCAAAACTCCATTTCTTGCTGTCCGTTGACCGGTAGCCGTGGTCTATGTTTAACAAATACGTATACATATTGCAGGCATCCTCTCTCGTTATAGATCCACCATCACATATAGACTCCCAATCTTGGATAGCTTTCCATTGATTAATATCAAATGATTTGTTTCCACGCATATCTTGAAAGTACAATCCTAATTTTCTAGCTTCGTCTTGCAGCTCTTTCTTTACATCATTGATTCTTGCAAGCACCATCCAAGATCCTTGTATCTCCCAAGGTATTTTTTTAAGTGTACTCCATTTGTAGATCTCTCCATCTTTGCTGTTAGATGTAAATTCTTTTTCTATTCTATGACCTTCCATACCATTTAAAATACATTTAGAGAAGAAATGCACTTTCTTGTTTAATCTTCTAGACTCTTTTAATATTTTTACTTTGCCAGGAAAGGTTTGAAAGAATATCACGTCTGCACCATTCCATTCATAAATAGCTTGATCATCATCACCTGCAATATAAACTTTGTCAGCATTCATAGCTAACTTCACAACCATGTCCCACTGCAGAGGGGTAAGATCCTGAGCTTCATCAACCATTAATACTTTAAATGGTATAGGTAAACCTGTATCAATGTATTTTTGCACCATGTCTGTAAAATCTAATCTATCGTTTTTAAACTCACCTGGATTTGCTTCGTAAGTTTTGTATTGTTCGTAACCTGCAATAATAGATTTAAATTGTTGTAATCTAACTCTCTTCCTTGGTTCTTTTTTATATAGATCTATTGGGTCCATCTTCATATTTCTTGCTCTATCGTAAATTTGTAAAGACCAATTGTTATAAACCTTTTGATCATCCCAAGTTGGTTTGTAGTTTATTTTTACAGTTCCGTATTGCGTATGAAATTGTAGCATGTCCACTTTTGGATCTAGTACAGGAATATCTGCAAATTGTTGTCTTGCTAAACTATGTAGGGTTCTAAAGTATTTGAAATCATCTTCATCATAACCTTTAAATTGTTTTCTAACTCTATCCCTACACTCTTCAACAGCTTTATTTGTAAATGATATATAACAAATCTCATCAGGAGATATGCCACGTTTTAAAAATCGTTCTACTCTTTTTAAAAGTCTATGAGTTTTACCTGTGCCTGGTGGTCCAAAAAACTTAATTGTTTTCCCATGGAGCTTTTGCTTTATTAAATTTGACATCTTTGTTTCTATGTTCCGTTTGTTTTGGCAATGTTGCAACCCAGTGTCTTGCTTGTATACCCTGGAATTTTGCTTTCTTCTCACAACCTGCTCCTTGTAAAAATATAGTACAATCTTTTTCTGACCAGTTGTAGCCCTGTTTTTTCATAAACTGTCTAAAAGTCTCAAGTTTAAATCTAATTTCATTACCATCTTGAAAAATATTATCATGCTCTATTTGATCAAATTCTGTAATGGTGTCAGTATCCTCAAAGAATTTTATTATTCTTGTATTAAATACTTCTTTTTTCTCTTCTTCACCGTCAAAACCTTCCATATCTTGTTTGTTAGATATTAGTTCTTCTAACCAATCTCTGTAAGGATCAGGATCTCTTTTGCTTGGTTTAAGTGGTCTCCAAACAATATCGTAGTTAAGTAATCTTTCGCCAAGTAATTGTTGTTGATAAAGCTGTTTGGTATCTAATTTAACGACTTTACCTTGAATAGGTAATAACCAATAAGGATCAGGATATGAATTGACTTTGATAAGCTTACCTACTTCAGGAATAGCTTCATTCAAACCAATGCCATACTTACGTTTTGCACATTGTGTAGATCCATTACAATACATTCTAGCTACTGATGTTCCACACTTATATGAATAATCTTTTTTATCGACTTGTTCTATTACTTTGGAAATTTCTTTTGGATTTAGCGGAGGAACGCATATCTTAGTATTTAGGTCTCTTAGTTGTGCCTCCCAATAATCTTTATCTTCATTTAATTTTTTACATAATACACCTACATTAAACATAGCATCATTACGACCTTCACCCTCTCTAACTTGGTTTCTAATAAATTTGTTTACACAGTTAGGCCATTGCTTTTCTTCAGTGTCCGTTGCTGTTTTAAGTTTTTCAAACTGTTCTTTGGTAATTATAAATTGTTTGACATATTCTAAATATTTATCAAATGTTAAACTTTGTGCATTATCATCCATTGCACAACGTGTTGGAAACTTTGCATTTTGGTATGGTAAATTTACAAACTGTCCTTTTTGTTTATCATCCCACTTCTCAGGAGTTAGATCTACTGTATCTTGTGCAGGGAATATATCTGTCTTTGCATCATTGACTCCAAGATCAGATGCAATCGCTATCATCTTCTTTCTCATTTCAGATGCAGCAACAGGTTCAGACAAATGTAAAATTAAATGTAAACCATTTGATTTAGATCTATAAGGTACAAATGGATAATTTCTTTCTCTAATTGTTTTAATAAATTTTTTATGATCGATGTTGTATCTATCAACATCAATGACACCCCAACTTGCTGTAGAGTCGTCTCTTATTGGAACAGTTCCAAAACTGTCTTTACCTTCTAAATGGTCAAGCCAATTTTTATCCGTCATAGGGATAGGGTTTATCCAACTACGCCATTCATCTTTTCCGTCAGCTCTCTTCTTGCCTAACTTCTTAGATTGTCCGTGATATGTATCAGACCCC